ACTCCAAAAAGCATAGGTGAAGTTACTTTGTGACCTGTGAAGATCTCCTGCTGAACTGTCTTATTCAGTAGGTCAAAGTGCTTGTCTAATTCAGTACCTGATAGGTCAATGATTGAAGGTTCATTCTCTTTGCTGTCATTGAATGCTAACATGAATTTTCCTGCATTCTTAGATCCTGAGAATTTATCCTTGAATTGTCTTTCAATTCGATCTTCTTCTTCCTGGGATACCTTCCCTCCGTTCAAGTTAATCAACTTGCTAGAGAACATCCCATTGTTTATGGTGTTTAGGTGGTACTCCCCTATGCTGATATCTAGTTCAATGTAAGAGATAGCCCCTCTGTAGTCAGGTAGGCTGTAAGTGTTCGCTCCTGCTCTGTATTCTTTAAAGTATAGGATCTGTGTACCTGTGGTATTGTTAGGATCAAATGCAGGATAGGTATCAAAATCAGGTCTAGGGTTGACATTATCGTTTTTGATCCAATTGTCGGACACATAGAATTCACTATTGTCTGCATTAGTTCTCACCTTGTAGTAGTCTACATGATAGAGTTCTGCGATCTCACCCGTGCCCTTTGTCCATATCACCTGAAGATAGTAGCCTCCAAAGATGGATAGATCAGTCACTAGCTTCTTAGTCAATTCGTTCAGGCTTTCCTGCTTGGTGTTGATCCGATCAATCAAACCGAATGCCTTCGCCTTTTGCATTTCATCTTCAGCCTTGACAGTCCACCCATTGCCACAGATGTAGTCTACCTTGCCCGTGATGATAGCGTTATTCTTTGCGCTATTGTTATAGATCCGAAGTAGGTAGTTCGGGTAGTCATTCTTCTCCCCGTAGTAGATGTATTCTTTCCCTTTTACTTCTTTGTAAACGGGCAAAGGCACTTGATCGAACTTGAATAATTTTATCATGCTGTTGTATAGGTCTTATAAGTACCATTATAGCCGTTATATCTTACCACTCCTGTAGTGGATAGATTAGGTGCAGTCAATTCCATTTTTCCTGTGGCTATAATATCAGCACCGCTTCCCGTTTGGGTTACATAGTACCGCCAAAAGCCAACAGTAGAAGAACTGAAGGATGCTTCACTAATTGAGAATTCTGAATATCGATCCTTGAAATCACTCACATCTGTAAGGTTTAAAGTCACCTCTTCCTTTGTTACTTCATGCTGAAATAAAAAGGTGTAGGCATTGCTGCTTGTTTCTCTTTTATCAAATAGGGCTATGTAGATCACGCTATCTGCCCCCTGCTCGATTATCACCATACCTATAAATAGAAAAAACTAGAATTGTGTACACAAAAAAAACACCCCCAATATTGAGGGTGCTTTCACATCTAAACAACAAACCAAATATTATGCAGATACAGGAGGAGTGCCTGTAAATAAGGCAGCCAATTCCTTCTCGTTTCCTGTAAAGGTCAAGGTGTAGCCATTTCGATCACCGAATGCAGTACCTGATCCTGATCCGCCACCTGTCAAGTCAAGTCCATTCACCTCACCTAGTACCCAAGTTTTGTCATTATTATCTTTCACTAGGGCTACTAGTCTATTCTTAGCAAGCAAAAGGATCTCATTTCGAGTGTTTACCTGCAATTTATTTAGGATTACTTCCAAGGTCTGAGCATAGAATACAGTACCATTCTGAACATTGGTATTGACAGCCTCTGCGAAGTTTGAACTTTCTTTTACAAGATCGTACTTCCAGAAGTATTTGCCAGCATCCATAGTCACAGCAGAATAAGTTCCTGCTGATCCTGTCCAAGAGGCTATGTCTTCTACGGCTGCAAACCATACCGCTTTCAAACCGCCGATTGAATCTTTGCAGTCTAGGGTGTATGATTGAGTTAATGCGCAAGCCATATATTTTTTATTTTAAGATTAGTAAATTAGGGTAGGGGTGAATCCCCTACCCGTGATTTGAATTAAGGTGCAACATACTTCTTCCAGAACACTACTTCGTCAGGGAAGGCAAGTTGTACACCAAGTTTGAATTCTACTACGAATCTCATTTCGTCCGCCTCTTTTGCGTAAAACAGGTCGAATTTTTCTTCTTCTCCCAAAAGGTCAGTACCTAGGTACATATTGCTCATAGACAAACCTACTAGGTAGTCAGTACCATTCAAGCCATTCACACCAATCAATTTGATGTTAGTACCTGGGATGATCAACTCCATGTTAGCAGCATCTACAGGGTAGTGATACAAGTTAGCATCTCTCAAAGCAAGAACATACTCACGGAAAGTATCATTACCGCAGAAGATCACTACATCATCCTTGTCCAAAAGGGCAGCAGGAAGGGCAGCGAATACCGCATCTACAGCAGCGATCACAGTAGAAGTAGTCAAGGTAGTAACATTAGCAGAGTTACCATTGATAGGATCACCTGATCCACCAAAGCCTAGAGCATTGATGATAGTAGCGAATCCTTGGAACTTGTTCAATTGACCATCAGAAGAAGCAGTATTTCCCTGCCAAATAGCAGTTTCAAGGGCTGCACCAATTCTAGCTACTTTCTGAGCAGAATACTCAGCACCATAAGCCATGTAGTCATAGGTAGATCCTTCTCTCAAAGCCTTCTGAGTGTACTTAGCTTCAAATGCCTTAGGGCAAATTGATTCCTGAATCTTGATTTTACCTACAGTGATGGTTCTCTGAGTGATAGTAGTAGTTCCGCTTGAGTTGAAACCACAAGTTCCACCTGCTTGGAATACTGCATCAGTAGTCATGATGTTAATAGTCTCAGCGGATTTGATACCCACCTGAACATTACCTAGTGCTTCGATCAAAGAAGCAGTTTTTGCTGAGAAGATAGCAGCAGAAGTCAACTGCAATTCGTTCTCTTTTACATAGTTTGTTAAACCTGATAAATCTAGTGCCATTTTATTTTTGTTTTAATTTTTGAAATGCGTTTTGAAGGCTGTTATACCTGTCTACTTTTTCTACTTTCAACTGCTTTGCAAATTGATTAGGGGCTGTGATAGCTTTATCACTTGGTTCTTTTGCAAGTGACTCAAGGACTACTGCGGACATCTTTACCGCTTCCTCTACACTACCTGCTTTTTCTTCCATTGCCTTAACTTTTGCAACCAATTCTTCTACCTTTTTTTCAAGGTCACCCATGGCTTGTTCTACCTTTGCCATTGCTTCATCCTTCTTAGGTTCTTCTACAGGTACTTCTTCAGCAGATGCCTCAATCTCTACTTCGATTTTAGCTTCTTCTTCTGCCTTCTTTACTTCTGCAATTTTACCTTCTTCAAGGACTACTACTACTTCACCTGATTCTAGTTGATGCTCTCCAACAGGTGCAGGGATCTGTGCCCCATCTTCACCAATCACAAAGATATCTCCTGCCTCAAGATCATAGGCTACCATAGTGCCATCTACTAGCTTACCTTCAACCAATGCGAAGGCTGCCTGCTTTTCTGCCTCTGAGAAAAGTAGTTTTTTGATTTCTACTAGTGCTTCTTTTGCGTTCATAATTGTAAATATTTAGTTAATTAATCTTGTTCAATTTGGGATAGAATTTTGAAGATCTGCTGCATGATCTGTTCCTCCTGGGTAATCACCTTATTTGTCTTCTCATATCTAAAAAGTCCCTCCACAGAGAACCCTTTGAAAGTCCCTGCCTTCACTTCATTCCATATCTTCTCATTATCTACTTTGAAAGATCCGAACCATGATCCATTTGATATGTCTTCAAAACCCTTGGGAGGCATGATGCCCTTCTCCCGATCAATGATGAAAGATTCAAACATATAGACCCCATCTACAGGTGTAGAATGCTCTACATTTACCTTACTTTGGTAGCCTTTCTTGAAGAACCGCTGTACTATCTTCTTGATCTCAGCAGCAGAAAAGGATACATAGTATTCCTCATCTTCATCCCTTCTGTAGATCGGTAGATCGGCAATCATCAAAGCACCTGTCACGATTCTCTGATCTTGATTCTCTATTGAAAATTTGTTAAATCCTACAGATCTGAAATCTTCTTGATTCATCTTGCTTTCTGCCCATCGAAGCATTGGTTCACCACCCCAAAGAAGGTAGCTTATAGTCCCACAGGCTTCTGTATCATCAGGGTTATAATATTCAGCAGCCCTACTTAGGTAGGAAT